CGCTGGTGTTCAACCAATGACTGGTCCTACTGGACTTATCTTTGCAATGCGTTCTAAGTACACTTCGCAAACAGGTACTGAAGCAATGTTCAATGAAGCAGATTCTGGATTCTCATCTTCTGCTTCTGGTAACACTGCTTCATTGCTAGTTGCTAATGGTACTGGTAGTGTAACTGGCACAGATCCTGCGGATCGTGCTTCAGGTACTGGCTACACTGTATCAACTGGTATGTCAACTGCTGATTCTGAAAAATTAGGCGATACTGCTAATAACGGTTTCAACGAAATGGCATTCTCAATCGAGAAAGTTGCAGTTACTGCAGTTACTCGTGCGTTGAAAGCTGAATACACTATGGAACTTGCTCAAGATCTTAAAGCGGTACATGGTCTAGATGCTGAAACTGAATTAAGCAACATTTTGTCTGCTGAAATTCTTTCAGAAATCAATCGTGAAGTTATCCGTACAATTAACTACTCTGCTGTAGCTGGTGCTCAAAAGAACACTACTACTGCTGGTACTTTCGACTTAGATACTGATTCTAATGGTCGTTGGTCTGTAGAGAAGTTTAAAGGTCTTATGTTCCAAATCGAACGTGATGCTAATGAAATTGCTAAGTCTACTCGTCGTGGTAAGGGTAATATTATGATCACTTCATCTGATGTTGCTTCTGCACTTCAAATGGCTGGTGTTCTAGATTACACTCCTGCGTTGAACAACAACTTACAAGTTGATGATACTGGTAATACTTTTGCTGGTGTAATGAACGGTCGTATCAAAGTTTATATTGATCCGTACTTCTCAGATGCTACTAACAACTACTACACAATGGGTTACAAAGGTTCTTCTGCATTCGATGCTGGTATCTTCTACTGCCCATACGTTCCATTACAAATGGTTCGTGCAGTTGGTGAGAATTCGTTCCAGCCTAAAATCGGCTTTAAAACTCGTTACGGCATGGTTTCAAACCCATTTGCTACTAACGATGGCAACGGTGTTGCAGCTCGTTTAGGTTCTGGCGATGGTAACATCTACTACCGTCTAACTAAGATTACTAACTTAATGTAATCACAAGTTAAACCTGAAATAAGTCCTCCTTAATTGGGGGATTTTTTTCGCATAAAATTCAAGGAGATTATAAATATATTGTAAGGACTTACCCGACAGTAAGAGATGGAGCCTGACTTTAGTCGGGTTTTATTTCGCACTTATTTTATCATTATAAATAGAGTACAAGGAATTACTTAATAACTATGCCTACAGAACCTACAAATAAAAGTTTACTATCACCAATTGGATTTAGATTTACAATCCAGAAACTTCCCCACGTAAACTACTTCTGTACAGCTGCAAGTATTCCTGACTTATCACTTGGTCGTATTGACAGTGTAACAAACCCTTTCAATAAACTGCCTATCCCATCAACTAAGTTGGACTTCAGTGATTTGTCTATTAAGTTTAAGATTGATGAGGATATGAAGAACTACCGTGAGATCTTCGATTGGATGAATGCTTTAGGTTTCCCTGATAGTTATGATCAGAAGTCTAAGTGGTCTGAAACATATTCTGATGCTTCGTTGGTTATTCTAACTTCTCAATATCAACCTAATATAGAAATTAAGTTTGTTGATATATATCCTTCTAATCTTGCATCACTTGAATTTGATGTTAGTGGTGCTGATGTAGAATACTTAACTGGTGATGTAACATTTAACTATCGTTCTTATCAGATAAACACTATAACTTAGTTACAGTTATTTCAAAGAGGACACCTCTATTATACTACGAAACTGAACATTAGTAAAGTTTTAAGACGTTTTATTTTTATAGAGTACAGCTTTACATTTGAGACCTTTTAAGGTATAATTATATTATGAACATCGAACAAATCGTTTCTGAATGGAACAAAGACTCAAAGATAGATGAAACCGAATTAGGCACTGTCAGTGCTAAGATCCCAATGGTACACAATAAGTATCTCAAATACTATATGGGAGAACGTGTACAACTTATTAAGTTAAAGGGTGCTCACAAGAAAATACATAGAACGTTGCTTGAGTATTACCTCGGTGAATTAGATAGTGATGAATTGAAAGAACTTGGTCGTGATCAATTCTTCAAGAAATTACTAAAGAATGAAGTAAGCACATATATCGAATCAGATGATATGTTTATTGAGTCTACGATTAAAGTTTCTATGCAAGAAGAAAAGGTATCATACCTCGACTCAATTATTAAAAGTTTAAACAACCGTGGATTTCAAATTAAATCTGCAATTGATTGGATGAAGTTTACACAAGGTGGATGATGGATACTATTGATATATACAAGAAAGATGAAGTCCATTTAAAACTTGTCGTTGAGAGAGGTGTAGCAATGGAACTTAATCAATACTTTGAGTTTGAAGTTCCAGGTGCTAAGTTTATGCCAGCTGTGCGTAATAGAATTTGGGATGGTAAGATAAGGTTGTTTAACATAAACACATCTCAAATCTACGTTGGTCTTATTGAACACATTAAGAGGTTTGCTAAAGAGAGAGATTATCAAGTAAACGTACACGATGGTTTAGACCATACACTAGATATCCCCTTAAACGGTTTAGAGAAATTCCTAACAGAGAAAAGATTTACTCCACGTGAATATCAGTTAAGGGCAGTTGCTCATGCTATTAGAAACAACCGTGCGTTAATTCTATCACCAACTGCTTCAGGTAAATCGTTTATCATCTATTCACTACTGAAATACTATTTAAGGAAGTCTTGTAAGAAGATTTTAGTAGTCGTTCCAACCACTTCATTGGTCTCTCAGATGGATTCAGACTTCACCGATTATTCAGATGGCTCGTTTTACGAAACTCATAAGATAATGGCGGGTGAGGATAAGGAGCATCCTACTGCAAGGGTTTTTATTTCCACATGGCAAAGTATATACAAACTCCCGAAGAAATACTTCGACCAGTTTGATGCGATCGTTGGAGACGAGGCGCACCTATTCAAAGCAAACTCTTTAACTAAGATTATGGAGAAACTGACCGAATGTAAATATAGGTTTGGTTTCACTGGAACACTTGATGATACACAAACAAATAAACTTGTTCTTGAAGGTTTGTTTGGTCCAGTTATGAAGGTTATCTCAACTAAAGAATTGATTGATTCCAAAACCCTTGCTGAATTTAGAATCAAATGTCTTATCTTGAAATATCCAGATGCTGAACGTAAGCGATTGAAGAAAATCACATATCAAGAGGAAATGGATTTCTTAGTAAGTAATGAACACCGAAATAAATTTATCAAAAACTTGACAATCACCCGAAAAGGGAATACACTATTATTATTCCAGTACGTTGAAAAGCATGGTAAGATATTGTATGATATGATTAACGAAGAATGTGGTGATACACGTAAAGTATTTTTCGTACACGGTGGTGTAGATGCAGCAGAAAGAGAAAGAATTAGAGCACAAACTGAGAAAGAAGATGGGGCAATTATTATCGCTTCGTATGGCACATTCTCTACAGGTATTAACATTAAGAAATTACACAACATAATTTTCGCTAGTCCTAGTAAAAGTAGGATTAGGAATCTTCAGTCTATTGGTCGTGTCTTAAGAAAGAGTGATAGTAAAGAGAGTGCAACTCTTTATGACATCTCAGATGATTTGAGTTGGAAATCTTATCATAACCACACTCTTAAGCATTTCGCTGTTAGAATTAAAATGTACAATCAAGAGGAATTTGAATATTCTCTTTACAATATAAAACTGAACTATGACAATTAGTATTATAAAACTATCAAGTGGTGAGACAGTATTAGCAGAAGTATTATCGTATGCTGATGAGACTTATGATTTAGAAGTATGCAACCCTTTACAATTAACAATGACAGAGGATTTAGACACCCATAAGATGCAAATGTTTACATCAGCCTGGATCCCATTGTTTGGTGATGAAACTATTATAGAAATTAGGTTTGCCCATATCATAGCAATCTCAGAAGCGACAGAAGATATGGTTGACTATTATATAGGTTCGTTAGAAGAAATGAAAATTAAAGAAGGCACACAAGAAGACATAAGAGAAGAACTGACCGAGGAACAAGGTATGGTCATGCAGGAAATTTTAAAAATAGCAAACACAAGCATTCATTGAGGAAATATTATGGCAAAGAAAAAGAACTATGTAAACAATAAAGACTTCTACACAGCAATGGTAGAATATCAAGAATCAATTAAACTAGCAGAGGAACAAGGTAAAGATAAACCTAGAGTTCCGAATTATATTGCTGAGTGTATATCATTGATTGCTAATAGGTTATCGTTTAAACCAAACTTCATCAACTATACGTTTAGAGAAGATATGATTGGTGATGGTATTGAGAACTGTTTGAGATATATTGATAACTTCAACCCAGAAAAAACTCAAAACCCTTTTGCATATTTCACTCAAATTATTTACTATGCATTCCTAA